TTAAATTATTCTATTTAATTCTTCTTTCATAAAATCCAATGTTACATGTGAATATACATCATTAGTTAGAGCGCTGTCTTCAACATGACCAACAAAAGATTGAATGACAATTAGTGGCATTTTTTTCTCCTGACATCTAGTAACAAATGTATGTCTTAAAACATGAGTATGTATTGTTTCTGTTATTTTATATTTGTTATTTAACCTTTTTAAATAACAATTTATTTCACCGTCTGTAATGAATTTATTATCTTCATAATCCCAAAAGAGCAATCCGTAAATATTAGTGATTTTTTTGTTCATATATTTTTCAATAATTTCTCTAACCATCGGAGACATTGGAATAGTCCTTTTACCTTTATCAAGTGCCATCTTTTTAACATAAGTTTTAGTATGTTTTCCCAAAATAACTTTGTCATTTTCATCTCTAGTAATAGTTTTATTTATTGTTAAAGTATTTTCTTTTAAATCTACGCAGTCTTTTGAAATTGCGAGAACTTCGCCAATTCTAGCTCCAATACATAATTGAAGTAAAAGAATATCATTATATATGCAAGGTTCATCTTTTAAGATTTTTTCTAGTTTGTTTTGTTCTTCAATTGTTAGTGCCTTAACCTCCCTTTTTTCTTTTTTAGAAATAGGTTTTGTCAGCATTTCATCATCCATAATATTAAATAATATAATTCTCCTCGAAACAGCAATCCTAAACATTTTATATAATAATGCCCAAATTTTATCTATAACACTATTAGAATATTCTCTAATTTCTTTTTTAGCTTTTTGGACATCCATTACAGTTACTTTTTGAATAGGCTTATTTATAAAATTAGAGCAAGTTTTTCTTATTTGATTTACAGTATCTTTATTTCTTCTGTAACTACGAGGACTAATTAAACCATCTTCATATCTTTGGTCTACAATGCTTTCTATTAAATCGATGCAAATGTCTCCTCTTTTTTCAATGTAAGTGCCTTGAGCAATACTAGCCTTGATATTGTTAAATCTTTTTTTAAAGTCACTTGCTTTTTCATTTTTCCTTTGTTTCAACGTTTTCCTTTTTCCTGAAGGCTCGACATATTGAGCTACATAACAATGCAATGTTTCGCTAAGATAAATCGTGCCTTCTCCATTTCCTCTTGATTTTACTTTTTTGTTTCTTCTTTCCATAATAAAATACCTCCATAAATTTCTTTAAAAATCCATTTACAGAGGCCTTGCACATTTAATAAACTTGTGTTATTATAAATATGCAAAAACCTTGTAAAAGGGATTTTGCTTTGTGTTTGGGATAGTGTCTTGTTTGCCGACAGCACTATCCTTTTTTTATATTAAACTAATATACCATATTTTTCAGTATAAAAGTTAATACAATCATTCATATAATTATAATCTACATCAAAGTAGTCTGCTAAATCGTATAAGTCAAAACCTTGTGCGATTTTTTCTTTTAACTTTTTAAATGGTACTAGTACAGAATATGCCCATTTTTTTGCTCTGTTTTCACATTTTCTTTTTAAAGTTATATCAGAGTCAATATAGTACAGAGCACCACAATAATAATGCCCTAATTCTTCTGCAAGTATTTCTTTTTCTTCAATATAATTGTCTATCCTACTGTAATCAATGCCTATACTATATTCGCTATTTTCTTCAAAGATCCTAGCTTTAGCCTTTGACCATTTATAATCTATTATATCTATTTTTTCCTTTTCAGTTAAATTATATAAATCTAATACTTCCATAATCTAATCTTTCTTTTTCTTTAAACTTTTCTTAAATCTAATAAATTCCTTTAATTCTTCTATTTCTTCATCTGTCAAGCCTTCTGTATCCAAACCATTATTAGAAGCATAACGAAAAATATCTTCTTTTTTATTTTCAACTAATTCTGTAAAACCAGCTTTAGATAATAAATCGTTGTAATCTATATTATATATAGAAGATAGTTTTTTTAAAATGATTGGACTAGGTCTTCGTTTACCATTTTCCATTAAAGATAGGTAGCTAGGAGATATTTCGCATAATTTATTAACATCATATATGCTATATCCTAGAGTTTCTCTTATATTTTTTAAATATTTAGCAAGTTCAAGTGTTGAAACTTCCATCTTGACAACCTCCTTACAAGTGTAATTATACTATACAAATTTACAATTGTAAATATTTTTTAAAAATTTTCCAAAAAACTATTGACAATTGTAAACTGGATGATATAATGTTTACAACAGTCAACTAGAAAGGTGGTGTAAAACAAAAATGGCAAATAGAACAGTATATGTAAAAAATTTAGATGATTTTATAGAAAAAATAGTAACGGCAGGCTTTACATATAGGGAATTAGCAAGAAAAGCCAATTCAAATCCAACTTCAATATCGTTATTAGCTAAAGGAGAAAGAAACCCGAGTCCAGAATTAGCGGTTAATATATGTAAAGCACTAAAATGTAACTTTGACGATATTTTTTTTATTAAAAATGTTGACAACAGTAAACGTGCAAATTAAATAAGAAAGAGGGTGATGAGTTGGAAGAATTATTAGAAGAACAGCGAAAAACAAATGAGTTGTTAGAAACTATCCTAAACACAAAGCAAAACAATTTACCAAAATTAATTTATGCAAAAGAGATAGCAAAAAACTATCAAGTAAATTTAAATAAAGCAACTGAATTTTGCAAAAGATACGGCACAAATTTTGGAGGTTATTGTATAGAAATTGAGAAATTTAAAGAAATTTTACAAACAAAAGGCACAGAAATATTCAAATAAGAAAGGAGAACCACAAATGAAAAAACATAAAATAAACAAAGCAAAATTAGCAATAAACATATTAAAAGCAGAATGTATGATTTTTCTAGCATTAGTATTTGACGTAATGTTTATAAGTTATTTATTAAAGTAAGAAAGGAGTTGAGAAATATGTTAGAAAGAAGAATAAACAAAGCATTGAAGGAATCTTTAGATAAAACAATAAAAGAAAATAAGTATTTAAGAGAAATATTAAAAAAACAAATTGAAGATTCAATATTAGCATTAAATGAAATACAAGATATACAAGCAATAAAGATTTCTGAAGCAGAAAAAGATATGTTAAGAAATAGCATTATAAACAAAAAACGTACAGAGTTTGTGACAAAAATAATAGAGTTAGACGGTTCTGGAAAACATTCTAACTCATAAGAATTTAACATTACAAGTATAAATTCACTATATTTATTATATCAAAAAAAGGCAGGAATGTCAATATGAGCTGTATTTTTAGAAGAGTAAGAACAAAAGATTATAAGAAATATTACTTCTGTAAAAAACTTAATTGCAAAGTAGAATTTGATTTTTGTAAAAACTGTGAATGTAAAGAGTATAAGAAATATAAGAAGCCGAATTATAAAAAACATAAAAGAACAAAAGCTACTGCAATACAAAAATATGTAAAAGAAGCGGTTTGGTATAGAGATAATAAACAATGTATTTTTTGCGGAAAGCCAGTATCGGTATTTTATGCAAATGCACATTTTATTCCTCGCAGTGCAGGAGGAAGAGGTATAGAAGAAAATACTTTTACAGCATGTGATCATTGCCATTCTGCACAAGACAACGGACTAAATACAAAAGAATATGATGAAAAAGCAGAAGCATACTTAAAAAGCAAATATCCTAATTGGGATAGAAGCAAATTAATATATGAAAAGAATACAAGAGAGGAGGAAATTTAAATGGCAGAATATAGACCAGTTTACACAAATTTTTGGGAGGACAGTAAGGTGTTAGACGATATGACTCCAGAAGATAGATATTTTATGTTGTATTTATTAACTAATACACATACAAACATGGCAGGCTGCTATGAAGTAAGTAAAAGAATAATAAGTAATGAGACGGGTTACACAATTGAAACAGTAGAAAAGTTATTAGACAGATTTGAAAACATTCTTAAATTAGTAAAATATTCTAAAGAAACAAAAGAAATACTTGTTTTAAATTGGTATAAATACAATTGGACAAGCAGTGACAAAGTAAAAGTAAGAATAGAAGCGGACATAGAATCAATAAAATGTGATGAATTTAAAGAGTATTTAAATACCGTATGCATACCGTATAAGTATGGTATAGATACGGTATCAGATGAAGAAAAAATATACCCTATCGATACGGTATCTATACGGTATGCATATAACTAACTCTAACTCTAACTCTAACACAAACTCTAACTCAACTCAAAATAAAATAAATAAAGATGAATTAAATAAATTAATTCATCTAGTCGTGAATTATTTAAATCTAAAAACATCTAAAAATTTTAAAACATCTAGTAAAACAACTGTAAAGCATATAAAAGCTAGAGCCCTAGAAGGCTTTACATTTGATAATTTCAAAACAGTAATAGATACAAAGACAGCAGAATGGAAAAACAATAAAGAAATGTCTAAATATTTAAGACCAGAGACTCTGTTTGGAACAAAGTTTGAGGGATATTTAAATCAAAATTGCGAAATTCAAAATAAAGAGCAAGAAGAAGCAGTAAACGAATACATGGAAATGAGTAGGAGGTTTGAAAATGGATAATTCTAATCTACACTCAGATGAAGCTGAAGTAAATGTTATAGCATCAATTCTAGTAATTCAAGACAATAGTAAATACATAAATAGTTTAGAAACTCAAGACTTTTACTCTAAAACTAACAAGGCAATATTTAGCTTAATGAAAGAGCTAAACGATAAAGATGAAACAGTAGATTTGCTAACTGTGAAAGAGTTGGGAGTAACAAAAAAATTCAATGGAATAAAGCTATTAGAAACAATGACAGATATGACAGATAAGCTAGTTTACGCAGGAAATATAGATAAATATATAAAAATACTTAAAAACTTAAGTGTTAAGAGAAAGATATTTAATACTGCAAAAAAAGTATGTGAAGAGATATCAGAAGTAGATCCAAATAAAGATGAAATTGAAGTAAAAAACGAAGTAGTTCAAAAGTTTTTAAATATAAAAACAAACAAGAAAAATAGTAATGCTGAAATGAAAGATGTAATGATAGAAACACTAAAAGACATAGATGATAAATATCAAAAAAGAGATGATTATAGTTTGCGAACAGGTTATTTAGATTTAGACAAAATAATAGAGGGACTACATGAACAGGAATTAACTTTGCTAGGAGCAAGGCCAGGGGTCGGCAAAACAGCATTTTCTTTGCAGATGGCAGAACACATAGCAAAAAAAGGGGTATATGTTTATTTTGTAAGTTTAGAGATGTCTCGAAAACAACTAGGAAATAGAATAATAGCAAGAGAAGCGGAAATAGACAGCCACGTTTTAAGAATGGGTTGGCTTACAGAAGAAAACTTTGCAAAGATAAACGAAGTGGCAGGAAATGTAGCAGATATAAAAATGTGTATAGATTCTGAGTCAACAACAATACAAGACATAGAAGACAAGGCAAATGAATTAAAGCAAGAGAAGAATTTAGGACTAATGGTAATAGATTATTTGCAGCTACTAAAGAGTAGAAATAAATTTACAAACAGAGAACAAGAAGTAGCAGACATAAGCAGAAGATTAAAACTACTATCGAAAGAATTAGATATCCCAGTTGTGGCACTATGTCAGCTAAATAGAGAAACAGAAAAAAGAAGAAGACCACTGCTTTCAGATTTAAGAGAAAGTGGAAGTTTAGAACAAGACGCAGATAACGTAATTTTCTTATATGTTGACGATGAAGAAAAAGTAAAGAATAGAGTAATAGATGTTGAAGTAATAGTTGCAAAACAAAGGAATGGACCAACTGGAATGGTAAAGATTCAATTTAATAAAAAACAGATGAAATTCGATAATGTAGGAGGATAAGATGAGGTATATAACAACACAAGAATTTTTAAAGTTAGATGATGCTAATAAAGCAAGAACACTTAAAGAGATAGCACAAGGAGAAGTAAGATTAAAAGAAGGTGATTTGAAAAATGGCAAAAGTAAGTGTAATAGAAACAAGAGTAAAAGAGATATTAGAAAATAGCCCAGCAACAAGAGAAAATGACAATTTGCTATATGTTACATACTTAGAAGAATATCACTATGTAGATTTTAACAGACAAACATTTATAGATTATGAAAGATATGGACTACCGAGCTTTAAATCAATTGAAAGAGCTAGAAGAAAAATACAAAACGAAGAAGGCAAATACAAAGCAAGTGAAGTTATAGAAGAGGGACGAAAAGAAGCGGAAAAACAATTTCAAGATTATTACAGGAGGTAAACAGTGGAAGAGGATCTAGATAAAATAAAACAACAAATAAATGATTTTGCTATCAAGTATGGAGTAAGATATATAGTTTTCAAGACAACTGAAACAAGGCTAGAAGAGGGCAAAATTGTTGGAACAAATGTAGAGTCAGAGCTTATATATTAAAAATAAAGTGGAAGAGGTATAGAAAATGAACGAATTTAAAGAAAGTTTAAAAGTAAGTAAAGAACAATTAGAGTATGAAGAATACAAAAGAAAAAGATTTGCAAAAGAAATACATAAAGAGAAATGGGACAATGCAAGAAAAAGATTGGAAGGAGAAGCGAGATGAGAAAGATTATATTAAATAAATGCTATGGAGGATTTGAATTATCAAAAAAAGCGTATGAATTATATGCGAAAAAGAAAGGATTAGAGTTATATACATACACAAATACTATTGAAAACAATAAATGCAAATACAAATATTCTGATGGTAGCGATTTTTTTATAGTATATTTTACTAAAGATTTTGGAAACAACGTAGAAATATCAGAAGAAGATTATGAGAAATATGTTTTATATTTAAGAGAGACAGCAAGAGAAGATAAGACTTTAATAGAAGTAGTTGAAGAACTAGGAAAAGAAGCAAGTGGAAGGTGTGGAGAGTTAAAAATCGTAAAAATACCAGACAATGCATTCTTTAGAATAGATAACTATGATGGAATAGAAACACTTTATTATAGTAAATCAGAAATATTAGAAAAATAAGGAGGCACAAATGAAACCAAAGAAATATGAGATAGTAAATTATATAGCAATGGGAGACAAGACATTAAACGAAATAAAAAGAGATTTTAAAGCACAAACAATAATAACAGCAATACTAGTAATATTAGCGTTAATAATATGCTTTAAAGCATGGGACACAGCAGTAAAATATGAAGCATTAAAGAAAGATAAACAAGCATTAGAAGACTTAACAGAAGCACAAAGTAGTATGATAAGCGATTTAGAAGAAAACTGTAGAGAGTTGTGCATAGAAATAGAGAATAGAACAACGGCCTTTTAAGCTGTTGAGGAAGGAGAAAACAATGGCAATAAAAAATTACACAACAACAATAAACGCAAACAAGACAATCGGAGAAATACAAGAGCTATTAAGGAAACATGGAGCAAATGCTATTATGACAGAATACAATAATGGCGAAGCAATAGGATTAAGTTTTAAAATAATGACACCTCGAGGAGAAGTGGGAGTAAGATTACCTGCTAATACAGATAGGGTATTACAAGTGTTAAGAAATCAAAGAAAAAAGAATAATAAAGTAAAAGACACTATGGAGCAAGCAACAAAAACAGCATGGAGAATAATAAAAGACTGGATAGATGCACAAATGGCGATATTAGAAACAGAAATGGTTGAAATGGAAGAGATATTTTTACCATACATAATAAATAATGATGGACAAACATTATATCAAGCATTTAAAAATAATCAATTAATGTTAGGAGAGTAGCTATGGAAAATATGATAGAAGTACGGAGAATATGTAAGAACTACAGATGGCAAGATAGGAACCTTTGTAAGATATAGCTCAAGAAAAGCAAATAGTTTTTATAAATGCCCAGCCGATTGTTTTATAAAATTAGCTGGCAGAAAATCAAATCTACAATGTTTTAGGGATTATATAGTAAAACATAGCAAACAACTAATAGACCTAATAGAAATTCGGAGATATTGTAAACGGATACAAATTATCTGATAAAAACGGTACATTACTATGCACAAATATTAAAGGAATAGATAGAAGCGGTTATTATATCCCAATATCTCAATATGGAGACGGAATAAAAACAATACTAACAAAAGAAAGTTATATGGCTAATTGCTATAAAGTAGGAGGAGAAGAATGTTAATATTACCAATTAAAAAGAAATGGTTTGACATGATTGCAAGTGGAGAGAAGAAAGAAGAGTATAGAGAAATAAAGCCATACTGGACTAAAAGGTTTGAAAATTATTATGAAATAGCAAAATTAAATATTGAACTAGAATGTCCAAATTTTAAAGAAATTTATTATAGGGTAGTATTTAGAAATGGATATGAAAACAATGCTCCTCAAATGACCTGTGTGTGTAAATTAAGAGTAGGACAAGGCAAAGAAGAATGGGGTGCAGAACCTAATAAAGAATACTACATATTAGAAATATTAAAGATAGTAGGAGGAGAAGATGAAATTAGTTAATTTATTTAAAAATAAACAAAAAGCTGAAATGATTATAGAAGAAAAATTACCAGATGTACAACAAATAAAAGTTCCAGATTTAAAACAATATTTGTTAAATGGATATCAAGAAATAAGAGAAATTAAGCAAGAAAATGAACAATTACAATTAAAATTAGAAGAAAAATCCAAATACAAATTATTATATGATGGAGCATTAGTAACATTAGAAGAATTTAAAACCAGAGAAGAAGAGAATAAAAACAAAATAAATGAATTACAAACAAAACTAAATGAAAAACAAGAAGAAATATATAAGCTTAATGATTTAGTAAATACTTATAAAATTAAACAATTACAAGTAGATGAGCAATTAAAAAATACAGATAATTTAATTCAAGATAACATAGATTCTGCAATAATGAATTTTAAAGCAACAATAATAGACCTAATAAAAAATACAAAAGGAAATATAAGTAAAGATAAAGTATGCAATTTAATTAAAAGAATGGAAGTGAATAAAGATGAATAGAGAGATAAAGTTTAGAGGAAAATCAAAACGGAGGATGGCATTATGGTGATTTAATGACAATGGAACATTTTACAAACGAAGATATATATCAAATAGGAGATTTTGAAAAATCATTTTGCTATAAAGTTAATACAGAAACAATAGGACAATACACTGGACTACACGATAAAAACGGAAAAGAAATATATGAGGGAGATATAGTTGAAATAACAAGACCTTGCATACTAGAAAGAGGAGAAGTCAAATTTATAAATGGTTGCTTTGCTATTAAATCTAAAGATACATTATTAATGCTATATGAATGTGAAATAAATAACTTTAAGTTAAAAGTAATAGGCAACATATACGATAATCCAGAGTTATTAGGAGGAGAATAGATATGTTAAAAATAAGAGATGATGTAGAACTAGAAGATTTAGAAAAATTTGGGTTTACAGTAGTTGATGATGATTATATTTGGTTAGAAGAACAAGAAAATATAGCAATAGACAGGTATAAAAGAACAATACATATGTTTTCAAATTATGAAGATGAATTTTATAATTTAGAAGTAATATATGACCTAATCAAAGCAGATTTAGTAGTAAAGGAGTAAAAATGTATTATTGTTTATTTGAACAAAGCGGAACATTCAAAAATGAATTTAAAAAACTTCGGATATAAAGCAATAGATTATGACATACAAAATGAATTTAATGAAACAGATGTAGTAATAGACTTATTCAAAGAAATAGAAAAGGCATATAACAAAGAAGAAAGTATATTTGACAACATAACAGAAAAAGATATGATTTTAGCATTTTTCCCTTGCGTAAGATTTGAGAATCAAATTGAGCTGCATTTTAGAGGAACTTGTAATTCGTTGAGAAAATGGTCAGATGAACAAAAACTAGAATATGACCTAAAATTACATAGAGAATTAGATTTGATGTATGAAACGATAACAAAATTAGCAATAGTGTGCATTAGAAAGAAAATACCATTAATAATTGAGAATCCATATTCAACAACGCACTATTTAGTCAAATATTGGGCTATACCAAGTAAGATTATAGATAAAGACAGAACTTTACGTGGAGATTACTACGAAAAGCCAACCCAGTACTGGTTCATAAATTGTGAACCTAAATACAACATGATTTTTGAAGCCTATAGCTGGAATAAGAAGAAAAACATTGGACATACAAATCCACGGAGCAGAAAGAAGTTTAATAGCACCAGAATACGCAAACAGATTTATAAGAGAATTTATAGTAGATGTAAAGGAGTAAACAATATATGGATAAAAAGGAAAAAGAAAAATTAATTTTAAGATTTATATATATAATTTTATCAGATAATAGAAATCAAAATAGATATTGTACAACAATGTTTGGAAATTTAGACGAAGATAAAGTTGTGAGATTAGGGGATTGCATACATTATCTAGAGAATAAATATCAAGAATTAGTAGGAGAGGAGTAAATAAGATATGGACGAAAATAAAATATGTGAAGATAGGGAGCCTAAATATAATTATTGTATTATAAAATATAAAGAATTATATTTAAAGGAATTTTCATTATATCCAAGAGTAGATTGTGAAAATAATGAAGTAACTTTTGAAGCTGATTATATATTTACATCAGATTATAATCAAGCAAATAAATTTAAAATATCAGATGCAAATTATATAAGCTCGTTATTAAGAGAAGGGACTTCATTAAAATATATATATTAGAGAGGAGTAAATAAGATATGAAAGAAAAAACAGCTGATGAAGTTATATTAACACCGATGTATGAAGGCGAAGTATATAAATATCATGAATGCTCAAATTGTAAAAAAGAAATATACTTTGAAGAAGATATATTTCAACCATTTCATTTTGAAGAAAATATAAAATATTGCCCATTTTGTGGAAAAGAAGTAATAAGATATGCAAAACCAAAATTTATAGAAGAAATAAATTGGAATTGGTTAGATGAATACAAATCTGTTGTAGAAAAAATGTATAGAGAATTAGAATATATAATTTATTGTAAGCTAGATAAAGAACAAATAGACGAATTAGAAGAAAAGTCTGCAAGAGGAATGGAATATTTTGGACAGGATAGATGGTCTTTTCCATATAGCAATGGAACTCTATGCGACATAATTCATCAAATAACAAGAACTAAAGTACATTATACGGAAAAACGAAAACTTGAAAAAGAGTTTGGAGGTATTTTAAGTGAAAGAAAAAATAAAAAGAATAATAGAAAAAATTAAAGATATATTTAGTTTACATTGCCCTGAATGTGGTGGAAGAATGAAATGCGAAGATTTTGATATGGAAATAGACCATTTTGTATATAAGTGTGAAAAGTGTGGGAAGGAGTGGATTTAATGCAATTATTTGAAGATTTAATAAAATGTAAAGACTGTATGAATAATATAAATAACAAGTGTATTTTATATCCAGGGAAAGATGTAAAAGAAGAAGATACAGGTTGCTATGTAGGAATAGATAGAAACAATAAACAAAAACTTGTAGGGGGGAGTTATAAGTGAAGGAAAATAATATTGAAGAAGATATAAAAATAGCAGTTGATAAATTTTCAGATAATAAAGATATAGATTCTGCCATGCTCATTGTTGAAAAGTTTATATTAGGAAACTATATTCTTTTAGGAGGTAATAGAGGAAATATTGTAAAAGATAGTTTACGATATATTTTATCAGATTATAAAAGAGTATTAAAAGAGAATGAAGAATTGAAAGAAGATAGAGATAAATTTAAAAAAGCATTAGGAAGAAGAATAACATATTGTAATGAATTAGAAAAAGATTTATTTGAGAATAGTAGTAATTATGTTATTAAAAAACAAAAAGTAAAAGACAAGATAGAAGAATTAAAAAAGAAAGTAGAAGAGCTGACAGACGAGAAAGGTTATTGGGGTGGCAGTGATTTATTAGAACAGATAAAAGTTTTACAAGTATTATTAGAAAAGGAGAAATAGAATGAAAGGTCCATTTAAAAAATTAAAAAAGAAGCGTTGCAAAGACTGTAAACATTTATTTAAAACTGATAATATGTTTGCTTGTTATAAGTCTGAGATTTATATAGAACCAGTAAAACTAATATGTTTTAAAAGAAAAAAGAAGGAGACTTAATTTATGAATAATAAAAAAGCCATTAAAAGTTTAAAAGAATTTGCTTATACAACTCATGGAACTTTATCAGCAGAAGAAGCAAAAATAGTATTAAATTTAATAGAAAAACTGCAAAAAGCGAATAAAGAACTTACAAAATCAAATAAAACATTAAGTAAAACAGTAGATTTAATGAAAGAAGTTATAAATGAAATGGCAAAACATATTTACTTGTTAGGATATTATGACTGCTTATATGAAGTATGTGACGATGATATGGACAGAGAATGTGAAGACTGCATAAAAGAATATTTTTATAAAAAAGTAAAGGAGACAAAAGACAATGAAAGTACCAGAAGTATTTGAAGGTATGAAAAAAGTAAAAGAATACCCAAATCACGTATTATATGAGAGAAAAATAACAGACAAATGGGGCAGAGAACATAAAATAAAAGAATGTATTACATATCACGATCTAGGATTTACAACTAAACAAATAAGAGATAGAAAAATAAATGCAGGGTTGCATTTATAAACGAAGGAGGAAAACATGGGAAGATTAAGTAAAGAAGAATATAGAGAAGCAAAAGGCTGCTTAAAAAGATATAATTATAATTGTATTAATATAATAAATATTCAAAGAGATATATTAAATATAAGTGTAGCACCATGTGATGGATTACCCAAAGCTCCATATTCGGTTGGAGATAATACTTTAAATAAAGTAATAAAGTTAGAAGAAAATGAAGAATTACAAAAATCAATTAGAGAATATAAAGCAGTTATTCAAGCACTGCTGTTAGTAGATTCAATAGCAAACGATATATTTGAAGAGGAATATCAGAAGCGGCGAAGAAAACAAATGGAACATAATAGATAAGCTTAATATAAGTGAAGATGTTTATAAAAGAAGAAAAAGAAAACTTATATATACAGTACATAAAGAATTAAATAAAATAAAAGAAAACTTACAACCGTAAAGGCTGTAAGTTTTTTAAAAAAAGTTTAAAAAAGCATTGACATACTACGCACAGTAGTGTATAATATATACATACCAAGAGGAAAGGGGTGAGAAAATGATACTAAAGAAATTATTAAAAAAACAAAAAGAGCCGACCTTCATAAAGAAAGTCGACAAATGGCAAACTGAAATGTACTTATACAAATTAAATCAAGAACGACAAGCACAAAAGTAAGCCATAGTAGAGAGGGAAGTGCAATTCCCTCTTTGCAAATATTATAAAAGGGAAGTGATAATATGTCAAGAGATTATAAAAAAGAAAACGCATGGAAAAAGAATAAATATGAAGAAGTAAGAGGAAATATCGATAAAGAACTAGGAACAGAATTAAAAGCAAAACTAAAAGAAGAAGGAATATCAATAGCAGAATGGATTACTAATAATGCAAAAAAATATTTAAAAAAATAAATTGCCCTTTTTTTGCCCTTTTTTTATAAAAAAACCGTGTTATAATTGTATTGTGAAAAAGTGAATATAAGTTCAAGAGCTAGAAAATAGCTCTTTTTTCATGCTTTCATATAATCAATGATACTAGATAGTTGATGTTTCCCCTTTTTATAAATTAAAATTGCTCTCCTAAAATAAATTTATTATGAGTGATTCTAGTTATACTCGTATAAATAGTACGTAGCAATATAAAAAATCATTTAGTCTTGTTGTCGGAATGACATTGAAGCGAGCAAATAAGACTAACTCGCTATGATACATGTATTGTTACGTAGTGTTTATATTAATAAAACAAAGGATTAAAAGGAAATGGTAAGTGAATTATGTCTAAAATACAAATGCAAAGAGTGTCCAGAACAAGTCAAATGTTGCGGATGTGAACATAATTACATATTAATAAGAAATGAAACAGCAAGTAATCTATATAAATGCACAAAGTGTGGGAACAAATTAAGACTTAACAAAAATAATACTTGTTGTGAATGTATAAATCCGTGCAAGGACAAAGTACAAAGTGTAATAGATAAAGAGAAAGGAATATATAAGAAGTGTAGCGGATTTGAAAAAGAGAAGGAAGACAAACTATAAAATTTAAGAATAATGCAAATTATGACAAAATTTGACACAAGAAAAATGCTATAATATAATTGTCTAAAAAAGGAGATGATTATATGGCAAACTACACAACTATAACGAGTGACAAATCCAAAGGAAAAGCTATGGGATTATGCTGCTTAGGATTTGTAGGACTTGGAGGAATACATGATTTTTATTTAGGAAATTATGGAAAAGGAATTGTTAAGATTTGCACTGCAAATTGGTTCTTAATAGGAACGATAGCAGACTTAGTTAAAATAGCTTCAGGAGGCTATAGAGATAACTCTGGACAGCCATTAAGACAATAAAAACTTATAAGATATGAAGAGAGCACTTTAATAAGTGCTTTTTTATTTTGCTAAAAGGAGAAAGAAAAATGATTAAAATATTATTAATAATTATATTAAGTCCAGTTACTATATTTTGTGGAATGTTGAGTATAGCAATTATGTGGGCAATACTTAATAAGATCAAAGAAAAAGCAATGAATTGTTCAAAAACAACAAACAACATATCAAACAACAGAGATGATAAGAAATGCTAAAAACATGCAAATATTGTGGAATAGTACCATACAATCATGTGTGCCCATGCAAACCTAAAACAGAAAAAAAGACAACAGAGATAGATAGATTTAGATGGACAAAAGCATGGCAAAAGAAAAGAGAAGAGATTAAACAAAGAGATTTGTATTTGTGCCAAATATGTATTAGAGAATTATATAATACAAAAAATAAATATAATATGAACAACTTATCGGTGCATCATAACATACCGATAGACGAAGATTATAACAAAAGATTAGACAATAATAATCTTTTGACAGTATGTAGTGTACATCACGAAATGTGCGAGAATGAAGAGATACCAAGAGAAATAGTACAGAAAATAATAGATGAGCAGGAGAAAGAAGATTGAATAGAATTGTTGGAGTATACAAAGCAGAAATATATGAATATGAAAATGGAGATATAAAAATAGCTTATGAATGCGATAAAGATAACAATTGCAAATGTAATAAAAAAAATTGTAAGAAGGATTGTTGTACACATACATTCGACAAAAGATTTGCCAAAAGTGAAATGAGAAAGGAAAATAAAATTGGATTATAAAGATATTAGCATAGAAACAGCTGAGAAATTATATAGGCAGAATAAAATTATATTTTTATGTGATGCTGACAGTAATAAGATAACAATAGAATACAACGAATGTACAAAAGAAATAATAGAAACTTTAGAAAGAGTTTTAAAGAAAATAGTTGAGACAGTAGAAACTGTAAGTCTATGTATCGTTAAAACATTTCGAGCCACATGGAAATACATAAGAAAATTACTAGAGAAGAAGATAAGTAAGAAAAAATTTATAAAATTATTACAAAGCAGAGGAATGCAAAGAAATCAAATCAATGCTATAGTATACAACAATAAAGATAAGTATACATTACTTAGATATATAACAACTATCCCCCCTACCATAGTAAACAAAAAAATTAGAAGCGGGAACACCTACCTGCACCCCTTCGCTTAAAAAAAACTCCCACATCAAGAGAAAGGAGATAACATAACATGCCAACACCAACAAAGCCATTTGTAGTTCTTACTTCAGAAAAGAAAAGTCATAGAACTAAAGCCGAATTAAAGGCCAGAAAAGAAGGCGAAGAAGCATTAAAAAGCAATGAAAAAATAAAACCAAAAAAAGAAGTAAAAAAGAACAAAATTGCACATAAAGAATTTAAAAGAATAGTAAGCTTACTAGAAAATATAGACAAGGCAGATGCGCTATATGAAAACGTGATTAATCGTTACGCATTGCTATATGCTGAATGCTATGAGTTTGAAGAAAAAAGAGAGAAGTTTTATGAAAAACTAGAAGAGGCAGAAAATGATTTTGATTTAGAAGATGAATGTTCATCAAAAAAGGAGTATTACAGCATAATAAATTCTTTGGAAAAAAATATTATTGATTTAGACAAGCAAATTCAAAATAAAAGAAGATTAATGTTCGATATAGAAAAAGAAAATATCATGACAATAGCTTCACAATTAAGAAGTATTCCTAAAAAAACAGATAAAAATGAAAGCGATCTTCTTAAAGTGTTAAGAGGTGAGGCATAATGCTTTTAGAACAAGCAAAAAAATATGCTGAAGATTGCATTTCTGGCAAAGAAATTACTACATTTGAAGTAAAAACGCAATGTGAATGGTTCTTAGAGGATTTAGAAAAGCAGAAGAACGAAAGTTATCCATACTATTTTGATGAAAAACAAATAAAAATAATAGAAGGAGTTTTAAGATTACTAAATTATGCGACAGGATTAAACAATATTGTAGGGAAAAATATATTAGAAGGTTTGGAAAATTTCCAGGCTTTTTTTATTGCAAATATTTTTGGATGGAGATATAAAACAGACTCTAAAAAATATAGATATAGAGAAGTTATTTTATTTATAGCAAGGAAAAATACAAAAACATTTCTAGCAGCATTAATTTTCATAATATTAATGCTAACAGAAAGCGAATATAGTGAGTTTTATTCGATATGTTTAGATAGAGATTTAGCAGGTGAAGTAAAAAAGGCTATTGCACAAATATTAAACGTTAGCCCATCAGTCAGAGATTATTTTAATATTCCAAAAACATTAAGTGGAAGGCTTGAATGCACTTTAACACATAGCTTTTATCAGCCACGTACTGCAGAGGCAAACAGAAACAATTCGATAAAACCGTCAGCTTTTATTGCGGATGAATATGGTGCAATGAAAGATAACTCAAATGTTGGAGCAATGAAAACTGGACAATTAAGTGTTAAAAATCCACTAATGTTCAAGTTGACAACAGCTTATGCAGAAGACAAATCTATTATGCTTGATGAGCTAGAGTATTTAAAAAAGATATATAAAGGATTAGAAACAGACGACAGATTGTTTGCATTAGTATATTATGCAAGTGAAGAGCATTTGTGGGATGATGTAGGGTTACAGATGGCAAATCCTTTAAGAGTAGAAGAAAATTACGAAGAAATACGAGACAATAGAAAGAAAGCACTAGCAAAACCAAGTGAAAGAGAAGAATATTTAACAAAAAACATGAATTATTTTGTTCCGAGCAACAGTGGAGAGGCTTATATTGAATTGGACAAACTTAGACAATGTAGAAATATAAGAGGAACATTCGACTGGAGAAACAGAGATGTATATTTAGGTCTGGATTTAGCTATGTCAAATGATAATACTTCTGTTTCAATGGTAACGCTTGAAGATGATGTAATATTTGCTAAAAGTTGGGCTTTTATTCCAAAAGAAAAAATAGAAGAAAAAAACAAAAAAGAAAGAACTGACTACAAGAGATTCATTGAGGATGGAAGTTGCTTTGCTTGTGGAAATCAAATAATTTCTTATGAATTTGTCGAAGATTTTATAATGAATATAGAAAAAAAGTATGGAGTTAACATTGTGCAAGTCGGATATGATAGATACAACTGTATTTCAACAGCTAATAAATTAGAAACTGCAGGTTATGAATGCGTTGAAGTAAAGCAACACTCAAGTGTGTTACACCAGCCGACTAAATGGTTACAAGAAAGTATACTACAAAAGAAATTTAGCTATGACGGAGACAGGTTATATGAAATTAATTTTCAAAATGCAAGATGCACAGAAGACACAAATTTGAACAAATATGTTAATAAGAAAAAATCAAATGGAAAAGTGGATATGGTTGTAAGCACAATTATAGCCACTTATTTATTGCAACAGGCATCACTTAATGATGGATTTGTAGTTCAAAGCTTTTAAGGAGGTGATAATGTGAAAATATTTAATATATTAAAAAAAACAATAAAAGATGAAAGTATAACTGATGAAACAACAATTGATGATGTCTTATTAAAAGCCCTCATTGGTGGAGAAGATATTACTAGAAAAAAAGCATTAGACATTCCAATTGTTAATAGTTGTGTAGGATTGATATGTGATACTTTTGCAACTATACCAATCAAGCTATATAAAAAAACAAAAAGTAATGGAGCAATAAAAGCTGAAGAAGTAACTGATGAAAGAGTAAAAATAATAAATAGTGATACAAAAGATACTTTAGATGGTTTTCAATTTAAAAGAGCTATTTGCGAAGATTATTTGCTAGGAAAAGGTGGCTATGCATTTATAAAGAGAAGTCGAAACAAATTCACAGGGTTAAATTATGTAGAAGAACAATATGTAACAATATTTAAAAATGTAGATAAAATAGACAAATATTTTAAAATATTTGTAGATGGAAAAGAGTATGATAGCTACCAGTTCATAAAATTATTACGAAACACAAAAGACGGAGCTACAGGAGATGGAATGGTTAGCAGTATCAATAAATCGCTTCAATCTGCATATCAAAGAATATTACTTGAAAATGACTTAATGAAAACTTGCGGAAATAAAAAAGGATTTTTAAGGGCAATAAAACATTTAGATGAAAAGGCAATGGAAAAATTAAAAAGAGCGTGGAATGATTATTATGATGGAAATGCTAGTTGTATTATTTTGAATGACGGAATGGAATTTAAAGAAGCATCTAACACTTCTGTTGAAAATCAATTAGATGAAAAAACAAAAACTTTTGCTGACGAAATTAAAGATTTATTTCGCATTAGAAGCAAATATGATGATTACATAAAAGAAGCGATAATTCCGATTACGACAGCCTTTTGCACATCTCTAAATAGAGATTTTCTACTCGAATCTGAAAAAGAAAACTATTATTTTGCAGCAGATTTAAATGAATTACTAAAAGGAAGCTTAAATGAAAGATATGAAGCTTATAAAACAGCAATCGAAATGGGAATATTATCTAGAAATGAAGTTAGATACAAAGAAAACTTGAATAAAGTTAATGGATTAGATACTTACAGCTTCAGTTTAGGCGATGTATTATTAGATCCTCAAACAGGCAATATTTATACACCTAATACAGATAGTACAAAAAAAGCAGGAGGAGGTGAGAATAAAATTGAAAAATAGATTTTATGAAATAAAGAATATAATACCAAATGTATGTGCTGATTTATACATATATGGCGAAATAGTGACAGATGATGTGGATTGGTGGACTGGCGAAAAAGATAAAAATTTAATTGGATTACAAAGTTTTAAAGAAGAACTTGATAATTTAGGAACGATATCTGACTTAAATATTTATATGAATACACCTGGCGGAGAAGTTTTTGTTGCAACTACAATATGTAGTATGTTGCAAAGATTAAAAGACGCTGGAACAAAAATTCATACATACGTTGATGGATTATGTGCAAGCGCAGGAACATTTATTTTGATGATGGGCGATGATATAAACATATATGAAAATTCAGTAGTAATGATACACAAGCCAATCAGCTGCTGTTATGGAAATGCTTTGGATTTTCAAAAAGGCATAGATGTTTTGAACACAATAGAAAATAGCACAATGATACCGCTTTATATGAAAAAAGCAAAAGTTGATGAAGAAAAAGTAAAAGAATTAATCAATGCAGAAAGTTGGCTTGGAGCAGAAGAGACAGATAAAACATTTGATGTTAATTTAATAAAAGAACAAAAACAAGTTGCAGCATGTGCTTCAAAATTATTTAAGAAATACAAGAATGTTCCTAAACGATTAAGGAATGTGACAGAAAAGCCAAAATTTGACTATTCAGATTTTGAAAAAAGATTATTTAGTATAAAAAAATAACAAAACAACTATATTCTAGTTGTTTTTTATTTTATAAGAAATTAAAAAAAGGAAGGTAAAAAATATGAACGAAAAAGCATTAAAAGAAAGAAGAAATGAATTACAAGATAAAATGGAAAACATTTTAAACTTGGCAAAAGAAGAAGGAAGAGAAATGAACGATGAAGAAATCGAAAATTTCGACAGAATGGAAAAAGAAATAAAAAATATTGATGAAACTTTAGCAAGAGCTGAAAGAATTGCAAAAATAGGAAGAATGGAAGTAACAGATAAAGGATTAACAGAAGAAGAAAGAGATATTAAGAACTTTGCAGCTTATATTAGAGCACAAGCAGGTAAGATTCAAAATGCAGAAACTCAATTGACTAAAGGAGACAATGGAGCAGTTATACCTAAAACTATTGTACAAAAAATTATAGAAAAAGTCGAAGATATATGTCCAATTTATCAATTGTCAACAAAATATCCAATAGGAGGAACAATAAGCATACCTAAAGAAGATGAAAGCTCTGATGCTATAACAGTAGCTTATGCAACTGAATTTACTGATTTAACAAGTCATTCGGCAAAAACAGGTAGTATAGAACTAACTGGATTCTTATATGGAGCATTAACAAAAATTTCAAAATCTTTGTTAAAAAATTCAGATTTTAAATTAACTGAATACGTTATAAATAAAATGTCTAAAAAAATTGCAAAATTTTTAGAAGGAGAATTATTAAATGGAACAACAAGCAAAGTTTCAGGGGTTGTGGGTTCTTACGATTCAACAAACATGAAAGTTGTTCTTGCAAAAAAATCATCAATAACTGCAGATGAATTAATAGATATACAAGAGTTAGTTCCTGATGTTTATGCAACAGATGCAATTTGGGTAATGAATAAAGCAACAAGAAAAATAATAAGAAAACTTAAAGATGGACAAGGAAATTATTTATTAGAAAAAGATTCGACAGCTAGATGGAATTATAAATTGATGGGAAATGATGTTTATTGTTCTGATAATTTAAAACCTTTAGGAACTGCATCAACACCTGTAGTAATGTTTGGAGATTTTTCTGGATTAGCAGTAAAAGAATCTGAACAATCTGAGATTCAAATTTTAAATGAATTATATGCTGCTCAACATGCAATTGGCGTTGTTGTATGGGGAGAAATAGATGCAAAAGTAGAAGATACACAAAAAATAGCAGTAGCTGTGTCAGGAGCAGCAGACACAGAAGGCAAATAACTTCCTAAGAAGGAGGACGAGCTATGAAAGCAAGTGAGATAACTGCAAATGAAATTGCTAATTATTTAAGATTAGAAAGTGTAGACGAGTCTTTAAAAAAAGACTTGTCTACATTGTTAGAAGTAGCCATAAACTATATTGAAAATTATACTGGTATATCAAGAAAAAAAGAGGGAGAAGATCAAGAAGAAACACTTGACACTTATTCTGATTTTGTAATAGTTATTTATATTCTTTGTCAAGATATGTATGATAATAGATGTCTATATGTTGACAAAACAAATACAAATAAAACAGTACAAACGATTTTAGATATGCATACGAGGAATAATTTATGATAAATGCAGGAGATTATAATAAAAAAATAAAAATATTCGCTTTTAAAAAAGAAGAAGACGGAGAAGGATTCAAAGAAAAGGCTGAAGAAGAAATTATTTTAGAGCCCTACGCAAAAATTAAGACTACAAAAGGTTTTACATTGATAGCTAACAATACGGACTTTGAAAAAGCTTATACAAATTTTACTATTAGATATTCTAAAAAAGTTGAAGAAACTTACTATAAATTAAATAGAAAAATAAATATTGAATATAAAGGAAAAACATATACAATAGAATATCTAAATAATGTAGATGAGGCAAACGTAGAACTTGAAATGCAATGTAAGAGAGTAACAAAATAATGGCAAATTTTGAAGAAGAATTACCAAGAGAGCTAATTAAACAATTCGAAGGGCTTGAAGACAATGCAACAGAAATGATGAAAGAAATGACGAAAGTTGGAGCAGATATAGTATACAAGAACGTTAAGTCTAACATGAAAAAATCATTTAAAACAACAAAAGCACTAGAAAAAGGTCTAAGAATTACAAAAGTTTATCGTACATCTAATGATGAAATAGCAAGTAAAATTGCTTTTTACGGATACGATAAAGAAAAAAAGAGCAAACAATATCCGAGCGGTGTGCCAATTCCACTAATTGCTCTTGCAAGAGAATATGGAACTAGTTCTGGAGAAAAAAAGAAGCCTTTTTTTAGAAAATCATTTAAAAAAAAGGAAATCGAGGATGCAATGTTAAAAATACAAGAAAAATATCTGCCGAAGGAGTAAAAAATGAATGAAGAATTAAAAAAAATATTTTCAAAATTAGAAGTGAATAAAAATCTCATAGAAACAGCACATATAGAGTACACAGGGAAAAGCAAAACTTATGTAGTATGGACTTTGTTAGAAGAAGAACCAGAACTAAGCGGAGATGACGAAGAATTATATACAAAGACACCAGTAGACATAGATATTTATAGCGATGGCAATTATTTAGCAATAATGAAAGAAATAAAAAAAATAATGAAAGAAAACGAATGGATTTGGACAGGTGACAGTGAAGAAATGTATGAAAAAGATACAGGACTATATCATCGAACAGTTACATTCGAGAAAGAAGGTATAATAAATGGCTAGTATAGGTTTAAAAAAAGGAAAATATAATAAAATAGACGCAACAACAAAGAAATATAAGACTCTTACGGATTCACAAGTGCCAACTCTACCTAAGATGGTAGAAAGTAAATTTTCGCCAGAATATAATTCTGCTGAACTTTATGGGGATGATGCGCTTGCAGAAAGTGATTACAGTTTCAAAAAAGGCACTTTGTCAATTGTAGTTACTGATGATAAAGATACTGTTTGTGCTGAGTTGTTGGGAAACGATGTATCAGAAGAAGATGAAGTAACTTCAACTGTAAATGATACTGCACCAGAGTGTGGATTTGGACACGTTGTTCCTAAAATAATAGATGGCGTAAAAAAATGGAAAGTAGAGTTCTTTCCAAGAGTAAAATTCACAAAAATAACAACAGATAGAAAGACAAGAGGAGAGAGTGTTGAATTTGCTACTACTAATATAGAAGCAACAGTATTTCCTTTGTCAGAAGAAATGAATGGTTTTTCGGCAGGAACTTGGGAAAAACACAAAACTTTAGACACAGAAGCAGCAGCAATACAATATCTAGACACACTTTTAACACCAGCAACTAACTAGGAGGAAAAAACATGAAAGTAAGATGTAAAACTCAATGTCAGAAAGATAGAAAGATACTGTTTAAAGTCAATGAAGAATATGACATAGATAAAGAAATGTATCAAAAGAATAAAGAATTTTTTGAAAAAATAAAAGAAAATAATAAGGAATAGGCTTGGTGTACTATTCCTTATTTAATAGGAGGATAAAGCTATGAAAGATGTAATATCTCATTTCACGGTAAATGAAAAAACATACCCATTAGCATTCACTTTAAATGTTTTAGAAGAAATACAAGAAGAATATGGTTCTTATGAAGAGTGGGGAAGATTAACAGACAGTAAAGAAAAGGAAGTTAATATAAAGGCTTTGAAATTTGGAATTAAGGCGATGATCAACGAAGGAATAGACATTGAAAATGAAAACAAAGAAGAAAAACAAGCATTTGTAGATAGCAAACTTGTAGGAAGAATAATTACAGACTTAGGCTTAAAAGAAATAGCAGAAAAAGCAAACGAAGTAGTAATAAATTCTACTAAAGTAGAAGACACACAAAAAAACGCGTAATCCACGAGGAAGAAAATTACAAAATTGATTTCTCGTGGATTTTGTTTATTGGACATTGCTTATTAGGATTTTCTCGAAAGGAAGTAGGGCGAATGACATTAAGCAAATTATTAAAATTATATAAACACTATAAAATAAATTATGATTTTCAGTTATCAAAGAAAAGATATAGTGAATTAGAAGAGGAAATTGCACACGAAGGCGAATGGCTTTCAGATTAGGAGCTCAAAATGGAAAAAATAAAATGTCCACAATGTGGATTAACGTTAATTTTTGCAAATTATATTGATGCAGAAATTAAGTGTAATAGATGTAAACAAATAATTAGAATACAAAAAGAAAAGAGCGAGGAACACGCACAAGTAAACAATGTGAAGTAGTTACCCAAAGCCTTTCTTTATTTTATAGATAAAGAAGGTGAATATGTTGGGAAAAAGTTTTGGTGGATCTGTGAAGCTTTCTGGAGAAAGTGAATATAGAAAGGCACTTAGAGATATAACAAGTTCTCTAAAAGAAGTTTCTAGTGAATTAAAGCTTACAAACATTCAATTTACAAATGGAGAAAAAACTGTAAAAGAAACAAAAACAAGTTATGATAGTGCAAATAACACAATTAAAGAGCAAAGAGAAAAAGTTAATGAATTACGAGAAACTTTAAAACAAGCAGAAAAGCAATATGGCTCTAACAATGAAAAAGTAAAATTGTTTAAAACACAATTAAATAATGCAGAGTCACAATTGGCTTCAATGGAAGAACAAACAGATAAGAGTACAAAAGAAATAAAAGAAATGAAAAAAGGTTTCGATGATGCTGGAAGCGGAGCATTGAAATTTGGAGATATCTTAAAAGCAAATGTTTTAAGTGAAGCAATAGTTTCAGGAATTAAAAAATTAGGCAGTGTAGTAAAAGAAGTGGGTTCTGCATTTATCAAAATTGGAAAACAAGCATTAGATAGCTATGCTGATTACGAACAATTAGTAGGTGGTGTTGAAACTTTATTTAAAGACAATGCAAGTACAGTAGAAAACTATGCAAATAATGCATATAAAACAGCAGGACTTTCAGCAAACGAATACATGGAGACTGTAACAGCCTTTTCTGCTAGTTTATTACAAAGTTTAAATGGAGATACAGCAAAATCAGCAGAAGTTGCAGATATGGCAATTACTGATATGGCAGATAATGCAAACAAAATGGGTACTTCTATGGATATGATACAAAATGCATATCAAGGATTTGCGAAGCAGAATTATACAATGCTTGACAACCTTAAACTGGGATATGGTGGCACTAAAACAGAAATGGAAAGACTTCTTGCTGATGCACAAAAAATTTCAGGAGTAAAATATGATATTAGTAACTTAAACGATGTATATCAAGCAATACATGTAATTCAAGGTGAATTAGGAATAACTGGAACAACTGCCAAAGAGGCAAGTACAACAATTCAAGGTTCCGTTTCGGCAATGAAATCTGCTTGGTCTAATATGTTAACAGGAATAGCAGATGATAATGCAGACTTTGATGGGTTAGTAAACAATCTGGTTGAAAGTATTGGAACGGCAGCAGAGAACATAATGCCACGAGTTCAAATCATTATAGATGGAGTAATTGCTTTAGTTGGTCAATTGGGTGAAAAAATAGTGGAGCATCTTCCAGAAATACTAGAAACGTGTTCAAATATATTTACACAAATAATTGACAGCATAGGAACTTTTGCTCCACAAATAGGTGTAGCAGCTTTTCAAATAGTAAATGCATTAATAACTGGAATTGCATCTAATTTGCCAGCTATTTTAGAGGCAGGAATAGAGTTGCTAGTTGAATTAATAACTGGAATTTCACAGACATTGCCACAGCTAATTCCAGTTATGGTTGATGCTATATTAACTATGGCAGAAACATTAATAGATAATATTGACACAATAATTGAAGCAGGAATAGAACTTATTATTGCTTTAGCAGAAGGACTTATAGAAGCATTACCTAAATTAATAGAGAAAATTCCAACAATAATAGAAAAACTTGTAACTAAACTAACAAATCCAGAAATGATAGGAAAAATTATACAGGCGGCAGCTAGATTAATCGTAGAGCTTGGGATTGGATTAATAAAAGCAATTCCTCAATTACTATCTAAAATTCCACAAATAATAAGCACAATTGTTAAAGGACTTATGAATGGAGTAAGAAGCTTGAAAGATGTAGGAAAGAATTTACTAAAAGGATTGTGGGAAGGAATGTCAGGGCTTGGAACATGGCTTTGGAATAAAGTAAAAGGAATGTTAAATGGATTAACTGATAAAATTAAGAATTTCTTTGGAATACATTCTCCATCTACTTTATTTAAAGATGAGATAGGAGAAAATTTGGCACTAGGTTTAGGCGAGGGCTTTACAGATACAATGAAAAACGTAACGACAGATATGCAAAATGCAATTCCAACAGAATTTGACACTTCGATGGAAATCAATTCAACAAAAAACATAGAAACAAATCAAAACAATAACAGTTATTTAGTACAAGCTTTAAAAGAAGCATTAAAAGAAATGAAAGTAGAACTAAATGACAGAGAAGTGGGAAATTTTGTTGACTCTAAACTTGCAGAGGCGGTGTATTAAAATATGATTTTTAAAAATATAAATAGCGAGGATATATCAGGACTAATAATATGTTCAGAACCACCAATTTCTAGCTCTGCTATAAGAACAAAAGAAACAACGATAGATGGAAGAGACGGAGCTATTGTCGAAAAATTAGGATATAAAACTCGTATAAGAAATGTAGAAATAGGATTAAAAAAAGATGCTAATGTTGATAAAATACTTTCATATTTTAGTGGGGAAGGAGATTTAATCTTTAAAAATGAAAATGACAAAGTATATAAAGCAGCGATTTATGAACAAGTAGATTTAGAAAGATTATTAAGACTAAGAAAGGGCTCAGTAGCATTTTACTGTCAGCCATTCAAATATAAAAGAAATGATATATTTGAAACAATAAAAGATAATAAAGTAAAAGAAAAAAAAGGAGAATATTTAGAACTACTAAATTGTGCAGAACAAAATGTTGTAGATTTAAAGCTTGAAGGCTCAACAACTCAAGCTACAAGAAGTGGAAAGAATATATTTAATAAGAAAGCTGAAATAAGATTGAATGGCGCAACTAAAAGTGTGCTTGACACTGGTGTAAGAATAACGCAAACGCATGAAGGACAGTATAGGTATTGTGCCATAAAGTTAGGCGGTTCAAAACTTTTAGGCAAAACATTAAGAATAAGTACTAATTGGACAAAGAGTTCTAACAATACTCCATGTATTGCTATATATTTTGGTAATTCTTCTAATATGGCACTTTATAGGATTTTTGCTATGACAATTTCAAATCGGACAAACAACAATACCTAGTGCATTTCCTACCTTAGTAAATGGAGAAGTTTGCGATACAGTTTATATTTTATTATATAGTAATAATGATGGCACAGGAAATGTTGGAGACTATGTAGATTATACAGATTTAATAGTAACAGTAGACAATGACGATATGACCTATGAAGATTACGGAACTTCACCTTCCCCAGACTACCCAAGTGAGATAGAGAATATTGAAGGGAATATAGAGATAAAAGATGTAGGAGAGAATTTATTTAATCCTAGCAATGCAAAAGATGGATATGTTTCTGACAAATCGGGTCAAATTATAAGTGTTAATATAAAAAATAAAAATACTGGCTATATTAAAATTGATGGTGAAGAAAAATACTTTATTCTATCTAATAAATTAACAGGAAATTGGGGAGCTTGGTACGACAAAGATAAAAAATTCATATCAGGAATTACCTTAGGAGATAAAAACAAAAGAATAGTTACAGCACCTAACAATGCATATTTTATCAATTTTACTGTATCGTATGAAAACAATAATCCTGATTATGCAAATAATGTAATGATAGCTAGAAGCGATAAAGAAATACCATACAAACCATACCAGGAGCAAAAAGTGACATTCCCATTAGTAGAAGGACAAAAACTAATGAAAGGAAGTTACTTGGCAAGTGATGGAATACATAATAAGAGGAAACAAGTTATTTTAGATGGTAGTGAACGTTGGGTTGTAGATAAAGAATTAACAAATACAATAAGGGTTTATAGTAATGAATTTCTAACAAAAGGAAAATCTGTAAATGCTTTATGTAATTATTTTGAAACAGTAAGCAGTGCTTATACGATTAATACTGTAGATAAAGAAGCACTTATGGTTATTAACACTACTCAAATAGCAGTTAGAATTAACAAAACAAGAGCTAAAACAGTAAGCGAATTTAAAGCGTATCTATCAGAACAATACTCAAACGGTACACCTGTAATCGTCGAATACGAACTAGCAGCAGAAGAAATAGTACCTTATACAGAAGAACAACAAGAGGCTTATAATCAATTGCAAAAACTGAAATTATATAAAGGTCAAAATACAATGTTTAGTATGGAAGGTAGTATCATAAATTTAAAATATCTAGAAGATACGGATGAAAAGGTTGAAAATCAAGGTAATATATATAGTAAGCCAATAATCAGATTAGAGAAAACTGTATTTAAAGAAGTAGAAATTGCAATAAATGGCATCAGATTCAAGTATAATTTTGAAGAAGATGACTATGTAGAAATAGACTGCGAAGAAATGACAGTACAGTATGAAGGACTAGATAGAAACAGGAGGCTAGTTATAGATTTCGAATTTCCAAAACTAAAAGAGGGAAATAATGATATTATAATGTACAACGGGGACTGTATAATAAAATGCAAAAGAAAGGATAGATGGTTATGATTAAAATATTTAATGCAACGGATACTGATTTTAACACAGCAGGCAATATAATTATCAATCCTTTATATTGTCATGAAGTAAAGAAAAAGTCTTTAAATGGTTGGTACATAGATGTAGAGATATCAATAAAATACAAAGAATATATAAAAGCTGATAAGTTATGCGTAGTCAAAACAAAATCCAAACTTAATCCACAAGCATTCAGAATAAATAAAAATATAAAATATACTACTAAAAAAATAAAATTTACAGCAGAGCATGTAATGTTTGATTCTAAAAAATATGCTTTACTTGATGTAAGGCCAACGGATTTAAACGGGCTAAACGGGTTAAAATATATTAATGAAAGGACTGATAAAAACAGTCCTTTTTCTATTGTTAGTTCAGATGTAGAAAACATAAATACAGTTTATCTAGTACGCAAAAACTTATTAGAGGCTTGGGAGATTTTTGAAGAACGCTGGGGAGGCATTTTTGATGCGGATAATTGGAATATCAGTTTTAAACAAAAGGTCGGAAATGACAATGGAGAAACTATTGCTTATGGCAAAAACATGCAAGGCTTTGAAATTTTAGAAGACTGGTCTAATGTATGTACAAAAATTTTGCCTGTTGGTCCAAATGGATTGCTTCTAAAAGAAGTATATTTAGAAAGTGAAGTACAATATGAAGTTCCTTACACGAAAATTGTAGATTTTCAAACAAAATTGGAAAGCGAAGAACAAACAGAAGCAAATCTTTTAAATGAATTAAAAAATAACGCGGAGGAATATCTTGAAGAATATTGTATCCCTCAAGTAAGTTATACTGTAGAATCTAATATAAATCAAAAATTAGAAATAGGAGATACAATAAAAGTTTTACATCCTTCTGTAAAAATATTTACAGAAGTTTTAGAGTATGAATACGATTTAATTTTAAACAAAGTGATTTCATTAACGTTTGGAAATTATAAAAGAGATGTGAAAGCAAAATTTGATAGCATAAAAAACAATATAGAAACAATAAAACAGTCAGTGTCAAATCAAGAAATAACAATAAAAGAACAAACAGATCTCATCAATTCTTTAAACAAAAAAGGGTATGTATATATAGATGAAAATGAAATTTTAATACTTGATCAATTGCCAAAAGAGAAAGCAAAAAATGTATGGCGCTTTGGTTTAGGTGGGATAGGATTCAGTTCTAACGGCTACGAGGGACCGTTTGAAACGGCTATTACTATGGATGGGAAAATAAATGCAGATTTTATAAAGGCGGGAACAATGTCGACTGCGAGAATAGAAAGTTTAGCAGATTTTATAAGTGATACAAATGAATCTATCTCAACAATACAATTACAACAAGAAAATATTACTTCAGAAGTAAGCAAAAAGGTAAATGAAACGGAATTAGGGACAAAAATAGTACAAAATTTTGAGAACGTAAAAATTGCTTGGAATAAAATAACAGAATTTATACAAATGATGATATTAAACGGAAATGCTAGTTTAGCAATATTAGATAATTCAAAAAAAATATTAATGTCGTTAGATAAAGCAGGACAACACTTTTACGATAGCTCAGAAAATAAAATTGGAGATGTAGGAGTTATTAATTATAAAAATACCCCGATGATTGCTTTCAATCTGAATGTTAGTCAAAATAATAATAAGCGGAATGGCTTGGGGAATAGAAAAAAATGGAACATTCTATCCGATTTTTTATACTGTAGGAACATATTATGAAGAACAAAGCGAATATGGCGGAGAATTTGCAATTGTAGGTACATTAACAACTCCTGGCATAAATATTACAAATGGCACTATTACAACAGAAGAACTACAAATAAACTTAACAACAAAAGATGGAACTTTTTTAGGATATTTTGGGCAAAAAGGCTTTGCACTTGGAGATTTAATTGAAGGAGGATTAAATGTTGAAGGTGGATATAGCATAGACTTTAAAAACAATTCAATAATAAATGTAGATAATATGGCAACAAGTGACAATGTAAGTGCATTTAGTGCAGGAAGTTCAGGAAGTGATTATTTGCACGTTGGGAAAAGAGACAATACAGGATTTAATTTGTGGGCTTCATCATCTGATATTAATTTAAAGAAAAATGTAAAAGATACAGAAGTAAATGCAATAGAGACAATAAAAAAAATAAAACACAAACAATTTGATTGGAAAAAAGACAATAAACATCAAAAGATAGGTTACATTGCGCAAGAAATGCAAAAGATAGATGAAAATTTTGTGCATCATATAAAAACTGGGGAAAAGGAAGATTGGCAAATAAATGTATTATCGGTTTTAGCAACTGCAACAAAAGCAATACAAGAGCAACAAGAACAAATAGAACAACTAAAAAAAGAAAATAACTTTATGCAAGATTTAATTAAAAGAATAGAAAAATTAGAAAATGAGCAAAAGGGGTGAGAATTTGGATAGCACAGTACTAGTAGCAATAATAGGCTTTCTTGGAACTTGTGTAGGTACAATAGGGGGCATATTAGTAACAAGCAAATTGACAAATTATAGATTGCAACAGTTGGAAGAAAAGGTAAATAAACACAATACAGTAATAGAAAGGACTTTTAAGCTAGAAGGAAGAATGACAGAAGCAGAACATGATATTAGAGATTTAAAAAATATGAAGGAGTGATTTTTATGGAAAAAATTAAAAAAATATCAAAATATGTATTAAACATATTAACAATAATAAGTGCACTTATTTTAGGAATTAATGCAGTAGAAGGAATAACAATACCTTATTGTGCTCAAATAACAGGAGTTATAGCAGCAGTAAACGGTGTTATATCTACTTATTTATTAGGACAAAAAGCCATAAGCGAAAAGGAGGAAAAATAATATGAATATAATTGAAAAAGAATACTCTTTAAATGGTACATTACAAAAAAGAAGTAAAACAGATATGATTCTATTACATCATGCTGTATATAATGGTGACGTAGAAGGAATTGATAGAATACATAAGAATAAAGGTTGGACATGTATAGGATATCATTTTTATGTAAGAAAAGATGGTTCTATTTATAGAGGAAGAAAAGAAGATACAGTCGGAGCACATGCTTATGGTTCAAACTATACAAGCATAGGAATATGCGCAGAAGGAAACTTTGAAACAGATACCATGTCAGTAGAACAAAAGAACTCTATAATAGAATTAGTAAATTATTTGAAAAACAAATATGGAGTTACAAAAGTATTAAGGCATAAAGATGTAAATGCAACTGCCTGTCCTGGTAAGAATTATCCTTTTGATGAAATAGTAAATGGCGTTGTTTCAGAAGCAACAAAATCATCAGAAAATGCTGACAACGAATATTTAGTTAAAGTAACTGCAAATGCTTTAAATATTAGAAGCGGAGCTGGAACAAATTATAGTATAGCAGGGTGCATAAGAGATAAAGGCACATATACAATAGTTGAAACAAATGGAAATTGGGGAAGATTAAAATCTGGTGCTGGATGGATCTGTTTAGATTATACAAGTAAAGAAAATAACGAAATTCAAGAATCTTCTAAATATGTTTTAGGAAAATATGTAGTCAATACTAAATCAGGATTAAATGTAAGAGCTGGTGCTGGAACTAATTATGCAATCAAAAAAACATATGCAAACAATACAAGATTTGATACGTACGAAATCAAAAATAATTGGGCAAGAACTCCAAGTGGATGGGTATGTTTAGATTATTGTAAATTAGTTTCGAAATATTAAAAAACACCTCAAAATCAAGCCATATGAGTATATTCATTAAAAAAATAAAAGGCTTAAAAACGATTTTGAAAGGCCGATTTTTGGCTTGATTTCAAAGAACTTCCTTCCAAAATTCGACATTTCGTGTCGAATGATTTTTCTTGACAAAATGTAATAAAATGGTATAATATTATCTTGCAAATAGAAATGTTTGATATTATGTTAATTATGTGTTATAATAATTATATAAATTGTATCATTTTTATTTGTTTTTAAATAAAATAGTATTAATATTATAAAATTTGAAATAATATATGGAAGGAGGTATAAAAATGGTTAATAGTCTTTATAAAAACAAAGTTGCAAGCTTAATAGCAAAGTCAAAAGAAAAAGGATTAATAAAAACATATTCTCAATTTTGTAAAACGAAGGAAGGAAAAGAATCTTCTTTATCAAAAGATGAAATCATATATTATACTTCTATGAATAAAGGAGAGTCAAAATAGAGATGAGTCAATTTAATGTAGGAGACATAGTTTTTGTATCAAACTATGCATATAAGGATGGAAACGAAGGACAAAATCATAGTTTTGTAATAATAGATGATGGACAAGCAATAGACATAAATTATTTTGGGTTTTTATTGTCATCACAATTAGAAAAAGTTACATATCCATATAATGAACCATTAGACAAAAATAAAACTAACAATTTAAGAAAAGACAGCATAGTAAAGTGTGATGATTTAATAATGATTTCGGAAAGTGAAATACAATTTAAAATTGGACAAGTTTCAGATAACGACTTGGAAAGGTTTATATCTACATATTCAAAATATTTAGAGGATTTAGAAGACTAGTAAATCTAGTCTTTTATTTTTTTGTCAAGTTTCGACACATTTTTCAAAAGTGATATGCTATAATAATTAAGTATTTAGAAATAAATACTGTGGGGACTGTAGGAAAAAACAGCAAAGACTAGCTGAGAGAGGCTAGTCTTCATTCATTTTAATATTAATCAGCAAATCAATAACTTGTGACACTTCTAAAACTTCTTTTGAATTTATTCCGTATTTATCTATTCTACGATACATTTCTTCTTTTAAGTTTTCTATATCTAATTCAGAGTAAAACAAATCATCAACTTTAACCTCAAGAGCATTTGCTATCTTATACATAGTTTTAAGAGAAGGATTAAATTTTTTATTGTTCTCTAATTCAACTAAATATGTTCGAGCAATATTTGTCATTTTACTTAATTGATATATAGTCAAAGATTTTTTTAATCTAATATTTTTAATTACGAATACAAACATAAAATTACCTCTAAAAATTATTATGTCCATATTTTAATACAATTATTTTTTTATTTCTACGTGTCGCTGGTAGCGACATATTGAACTTCTGTAACCATTGCAAAAAGCCAACTTTATTTTGTCGAATTTCTCAAAATCCTTGTGAGAGTAATATTTTGTCGAACGATTTTTCTTGACTTTGTCGAAAAATGTAAATATAATTTAACTAGATTAAGAAACGCGTTTCTCTAATAAGGAGAAAAAATAAAATGGAAAAATTAATTGTAGAAGAAATATGTAGAAAATATGATAAAAGAGAAGCATTGATTGTATTGATGATGAAGTATCAAACAAACGAAGGATATACGTTAGAAGAAGCAAAGAATTTAATAGAGATTTTTTATAGTGAAAAAAGTATGCAATAAAGTATGCAATAGGAGAAATATTATTAAATATTTTATGCTATAATAGGCTAAAAAAGTGGGATTTTGATAGTGAGAAATATATACAAACAATATGAAATAACGTATTTATGGCTACCTGCTCCAGATTTAAAACTAGCCAACAGGCTAGTTTTTTTGTTTCCGTTATGATGGTAAATTCTTGATTTTACATCTGGAATATGCTAAAATAAAAAAAGTAATGCGGGTATAATTTAGTGGTAGAATGTCATGCTTCCGACCTGATAGCGCGAGTTCGATTCTCGCTACCCGCTCCAATGTCAATGGGGACGGAGAATTTTGACAACGTAAAAAATGAAATAATAGATAAATTTAAAATAATAGGTTGTCAAAAAACTCCGTCCCCATTGACACATACTATGATGAAGATGGAAAAGAAATACCATGTAATTCTATACAAGATTTATCAGAAAAAATGTTTGAGTAAGGTTTAAAAATAATTACAAAATTGTTTAAAGATTGTAGTAATAAGGATGGAGATAAAATATGAATAGGAAAAAGAAAATATTAATGCTTTGTATTGTTCTAATTATTGTATCTATTGTAGGATGTTATATATTGTTAAAAGGTTCAAAAGAAGAAATCTATTATAATTATTATGGATTTGATATGGGAAGAATACAAATTAAAGTTTACGAAAATGGTATTGTAGAAGAAGATGTTGAAATAGAAGATCCTCGACATTCAGAAAACTATAAATATCTTAAGACTTTATCTAAAAATGAATTAGATGAGATAAAAAATAATATAGATAACAAAAATTACATATATAGGATAATTTATGGAAAAGAATATACAGGTAAAATTATGGATCATTTAGGAATCAAGATAGAAGATTTTAGACGTTAATTTTTTAAAAATTTATAATATAATAAATATAGAAAGTCAATATACAGAATGTGGTATATGTCATATGTCAATGGGGACGGAGAATTTTGACAACATAAAAAATGAAATAATAGATAAATTTAAAATAATAGGTTGTCAAAAAACTCCGTACCCATTGGCAACACAAGTTGGTGCTTATGATTATAAATTACCATTTGAAGTTAATCATAAACAAGAAATGGTTTTAGTATCTTCTCCAATGAAAAGAAAACAAGTAAATAAATATTTGGGTTATTTAAGAGAATATTTTGAAATTGAATATCGTGAAGATAAAGGAGATAGAACTGAAAATGGTATGGCAGTATTTGATTCTGCAATACCAGATAATTATGAATTATTAAAAGTAATACCAATAATAGATTTAAATTTATTTAAAGGCAAAGATATTACATTTGGATTAGTATTTAGACCTACTATTAAAGAGATAATTAATGAAAAATAAGTAAGTAAACAATAAGCAGGATAAAGAGAATGATAGCACTGCCCTAATTCATTCTATATAAATATAGGAATAGTTGTGCTATCATTTCTTATTTTGCACTTGCAAAATTGGATTAAAAATATGGAAGAATTCTACCATACTTTTTATTTAAATCAATTAATTAAAAGGTTTGCGAGGTTTTATTTTACTTCCAACTGTTGGATATATACTAGATATGTTGGATAAATCTTGGATGTTTAAATTTAGTTTCAAAATATGTTGAAATTATGGTATAATTATATATAGAAATGACAGATAAATAGTAAGTTGTTGAAATGAAGGGATAGTTAATGAAAAAGTATATTAAGGAAATTATTATAAGTGTTCCTCAATTAGTGTTATTTTATATATTACCAATATTTGCTGGACCAACTGATACAATGGGAATGGTATTTTTAATCATTATAGGAACATTTATATTATCATTACTTATTGGAATTTTATCTAATAATAAAATCAAATATTTCTATTCAATATTTACTGCAATATTATTTATACCATCAGTTTTCATTTATTATAATGAGTCAGCTTTAATTCATTCTATATGGTATTTAGTTTTTGCAAGTGTTGGATTGTTTATTGGAAGTTTGATAAACAAATTATTGAATAGAAAGTAATTCAAATTACAAGTATTAGTTTGATACGAGGAGGTTTTAATTATGAGCTTTGGTGGTTGGACAGTAGGAACAATTATAGTAATTGTTATTTGTGCTGCACTAGCAATTATATATAGAAATAAAAAAGGATGATAAAAAAATAAATTTATAGTAGGAATAGTAATTTGAAAGGAAGGTTTTATATGAAGAATTTAAAGACAGGAATATTCCTAATTGTGTTAGGTAATTTATTATATTTGGCATATATATTTTTTTGTGGAAATGAGACAAGTGATTTTGGAAAATTTAGTAGTGGATTATTAATAGGTTTATCTATTGGATGTAATTTGATAGGGGTAATTTTAATAATTTATTATATGTCAAAAAATAATAATGAAAAAGCTAAATAGTAATTTGTATTTCGAAAGGTGGTAACAATTATATGTTAGAAACATTTTTGAATGTTGTTCCTATTACTATAATAGTGGAAATAATATATGTTATTTATAGAATTATTAAAATTAAGAAAAACAAATTATCAGTTAATTATTTTTATGAAATAGTTAAATTTATTTTTGTATGTTATTTAACTGGATTAATAAATCTTGTACTCGTTCCAAGCAATCTTTGGTCGCATTTTTGGTTTTATGTAAAAAATGGATACTCTACAGGGGATAGTTTAGGTTGGTTTTCTGGAAGTTTC